TTGCTCAGAACTTGGTGGGACAGATCCAACACGGTGAACAATTAAAGATTGATCCGCATGATCCACTGATAGGGGGGTTTGCTAACATAGTAACCTCAATGTCAAAGGCTTATGTTGATCAGTTCTGCAAAACTATCGGCGCCGAAACGCTAGACCGAGTACCCAGTTTCCACAGTCTATGGTCGGTACACTCTTATGAACGAGACTATAACCCAATGCACGACCACGGGGTTGATACGCCAATGGGGATATCTTTCACCACCTGGACTAAGATACCGACACAAATCCAGAACGGACCCGAATATTGCAGTCAAAACCTAGTGGACTCTAGTGGGATAGCTGATGGCTACCTACAGTTTCACTTTGGACAGACCGCTATTAGGGGTATGGAAGAACTCAGACCCCCAGCATCAAAGACGGTAAAGCCAGAGGTTGGCAAACTAATCTTATTTCCGTCATGGTGTCAGCACTGTGTGTATCCATTCGAAGGTGAAGGAGAGAGACGTACCGTAGCAGGAAATATGAATATGGTACCAGCGCATCTAATAGACCAAGATACGTCTGTTTGATACCTTAAAATCAATTTAAACACATAAATAGGAGAACTATCATGCCAATGGTTAATGGAAAGAAATATGCCTACACTAAAGCAGGCAAGAAACAAGCTGCCAAAGCTATGAAGAAGAAGAAGAAGAAAGGTAAAAGTAATGAGTAAAAAAAAGAAATTTTTAGATGAACTTACTGATGATCAATTAAATAAAATGTACGAAGAATATCGTGATAGTTTGCCTGGTGGTCCAAATAGACCAAGAGGAATGAGTGAGGATGAATATGATGAACTTATGAAAAGTAAAACTAAAAGAATACAAATACAAAATAAAAAGTTTATGAAATCATAATGGCTAAAAGTACCGTTAATAAAGCAGGCAACTATACGAAACCTAGCATGCGTAAACGTATGTTCAATCGCATCAAAGCTGGTACTAAAGGCGGTAAAGCTGGACAGTGGTCGGCACGAAAAGCCCAGATGTTAGCCAAATCTTATAAGGCATCAGGCGGTGGCTACAAGTAATGGCTCTCAAGAAGTCACAAAAGTCACTAAAGAACTGGACTAAACAGAAATGGCGTACCAAATCTGGTAAACCTTCTGCTAAAACAGGTGAACGCTACCTACCTGAGAAAGCTATTAAGGCTTTAACCTCTGCTGAATACGCAGCTACTACCAAAGCTAAACGCAAAGGTACTAAAAAAGGTAAGCAACATGTTAAACAACCCAAGAATATTGCTAAGAAAGTAAGGAAGTACAGATAATGGCTAAGACTGCAGCATGGACCAGGAAAGAAGGCAAGAATCCCAAGGGGGGTTTGAATGCTAAAGGTCGTGCATCTTACAATAAAGGCAAAACTAAGACAGGTAAGAAGCGAAATCTTAAAGCACCTAGCAAAAAGGTAGGTAATCCGAGACGAGCTTCCTTCTGTGCTAGAATGACAGGGATGAAAAAGAAATTAACCTCTGCAAAAACTGCAAGAGATCCCAACTCAAGGATTAATAAATCCCTTCGAGCTTGGAATTGCTAATTAACTAAGGAAATATTATGTCAAGTTTATATCAAACAACAGATGGAGCTACTGTAAGGTTGGAAAACAACGTAGTAGTAGGACCAGAATCTAAATTCCATGGTAAGGAAGTAAAAACAAACCAAGATATTATGGAAGTCTTTGGTATTAATGTAATGAAACAGCCAAAAACTTCAGGCAATACAGAAGATACTATGATTATGCCAGATGGAACTGTAGTTCCTAGAAAACTACCACAACAAATGCGACAACAACCTGCAGCATCAGGTGGTACTCGTGATACACAGATAAGACCAGACGGTTCATTGTATAGTTTCCCACAATTAAAACCTACTATGCCTATGAATAGACCTAACATGGGGCAGATTAGTGGAATGAATACAATGCGCAGAGCAGTAGAAGGAAATATGTCAGGTGCTGGTGCTATGAGGCAACAAAAAACTAAACCTATTAACTTAAGACAGATGTTATTAGCTAACTTTACAGGACTAATATAATGGCACACGGTGGTAAAAGAACTGGAGCAGGTAGACCTAAAGGTGTTAAGATTGGTACAAAGCGTGAACGCTTAGAAGCTAATTTAGGCAAGGGTCAAACTACTCCTTTAAAATATATGCTTAATCTCTTGAACAATCCGCAAGTATCTGTAGAAAAGAAGATGTGGGCTGCTAAAGAAGCTGCACCATTTGTACATTCTAAGCTATCATCTGTTAATCAGACTGTATCTGGGGATGACGATAAACCAATTACCGTTCAAATAGGATGGCGTAAGAAAAAGGATTAATGGAAGTAGTCATACCGTATGAACCTCGACCTTTACAGGAAAAGATTCATAACGAATTAAAAAGATTTAATGTCATCTGCTGTCACAGGCGGTTTGGCAAGACGGTATTCGCAATCAATCATTTAATTATGACTGCATGTGAGATACCAAACGCAAGATTGGCGTACATCGCACCAACTTATCGACAGGGTAAAGCAGTCGCTTACGACTATTTAAAAGAATATACAGACCCGTTAATGAAACTTGGTGGTAAACGCCACGAAACCGAACTGAAGGTTGATCTATGGAATGGATCACGTATACAAATCTTCGGCTCGGACAATCCAGATGCACTTAGAGGTTTAGGCTTTGATGGTGTATGCATGGATGAGTTTGCTCTAATGTCACCTAGAGTGTGGACTGAGGTTGTTAGACCTGCAGTATCAGACAAGCTAGGCTATGTTATCTTTATTGGTACACCCATGGGACATAATCAGTTCTGGGATGTATATGATCTAGCTATACGTAGAGGTGGAGATTGGTATGGACAATTATACCGAGCATCTGAAACAGAAATTATTGGAGCTGATGAATTAGAAGAAGCTAGGCTTACAATGCCAAGCGATCAATACGAGCAGGAATTTGAATGTAGCTTTCAAGCTGCAGTCTCAGGAGCCTATTACGGAAAACAAATTCAGAAAGCAGAAAAAGAAAATAGAATTACTGATGTTGAATATGATGCTACTGTTGATGTAGAAACTTGGTGGGATTTAGGTATAGGTGATTCAACTTCAATTTGGTTTGCACAAAGAAGTGGAAATGAGATTAGATTAATAGATTATTATGAATCATCAGGTGAATCTTTATCACACTATGCAAATGTATTAGAAGAAAAAGGTTACAGATATGGTAGACATGTTGGACCACACGATATTACTACAAGAGAATTAGGCACAGGCAAATCAAGACTTGAAGTTGCTTATGAATTAGGCTTAGATTTTGAGGTGTGTCCTCGATTAGCAGTTGATCATGGTATTGAAGCTGTAAGAAATAACTTAGATAACTGTTGGTTTGATAAAAATAAATGTAAATATGGTATTGATTGTTTGCGACAATACCGTAAACAGTTTGATGATAGAATGCAGACATTTAAAAATAAACCCCTACATGACTGGGCTTCACACGCAGCAGATAGTTTTAGATATGGTTGTTCCGTTGACGGACCAACTAGAACTGACTGGGCTAAGCCTATGAATATAGACACTAGATATATAGTTTAAGGAACAATATGGCAAAAGGTAAACCACTAGACGATTATAACATATCAGGTATTCTTGGTGATCACATTAAGAATAGTTATGGTTTTTATGAATCAGAGTTAACAGACTCAAGACGCAAAGCTAATGAATATTACTTTGGTGAAGGGTTTGGTAATGAAGTAGAAGGCAGATCACAAGTAGTATCTACTGATGTTGCTGATACTATTGAGTCTATATTACCACCACTACTAAGAATATTTACTGCATCAGAAAACATTGTTAAAGTAGAACCTGTTGGAGAAGAAGATGTTAAGATTGCAGAACAAGCAACTGATTATTTAAATCATATTTTTAATAAAGACAACGATGGTTTTACTGCATTATACACAATGTTTAAAGATGCATTGCTACAAAAGAACGGTATCTGCAAAGTATACTGGGATGACTCAGAGAAAGTAGATAGAGAAACTTATCAAAAATTATCTGATGATGAGTTTACTATGTTGATTGATGAAGATGGTGTTGAAGTATTAGAACATACTGAGTACAAAGATGAAACATTTGAGAAAGAAAAGAAGAAAGCTAAAGATGAATTAGAATTAAATCCAGATGCTTTACAAGCTGAGATTGCAAAAGAACAATTAGATAGTATACCTACACCAAACTTACATGATGTAGTTATTTCTAGAACACAAACATTCGGTAGAGTTAAAATAGAACCAATACCACCTGAAGAATTTCTTATTGAAAGACAAGCTAAGTCTTTGAAAGATGCTAAGTTTATATGTCATAAAGTTCCAACTACTCGTAGTGAATTAATTGAAATGGGATTTGATTATGATAGAGTTTACAATCTACCTATTGAAAATAAAGAGCAATACAATTCAGAAAGATCTGTAAGATATAGAAATATAGATGATGACTATGATAGAACTGTTGGTGATACATCTACAGAAGAAGTTATAGTTTATGAATCATATATTAAAATAGATATGGATGGTACTGGTGTTGCAGAATTAAGAAAAATTACTAGTGCAGGTGATGGTGGTTATACTATCCTTGATAATGTTGCTGTAGATTCACATCCATTCTGTTCTATTACACCTATTATAGTACCACACAGATTCTATGGTAGATCAGTATCAGAACTAGTAGAAGATATACAGTTAATTAAATCTACTGTTATGCGACAAGTACTAGATAATATGTACTTAACAAACAACAATAGAGTTGCAGTTATGGATGGTCAGGTTAATCTTGATGATCTATTAACTAATCGACCAGGAGGAATTGTAAGAACTAAAGGCGCTCCTAGTCAGGTTATGATGCCATTACAAAATCAAACATTAACTGACCAAGCCTTTCCATTGTTATCATATCTAGATACTATTAAAGAAGAACGTAGTGGTATTACTAAGTATAACCAAGGTATGGACACTGATACACTTAATAAAACTGCATCAGGTATAAATACTATTCTATCACAATCACAAATGCGATTAGAGTTAATTGCTAGAGTATTTGCTGAGACAGGTGTTAAAGATATATTTAAAAAGATATTTGAATTAGTTGTTAAGTACCAAGACAAAGAACGTATTATTAAAGTTAATAGTAGTTTTGTACCAATGAATCCTATGGAGTGGAGAGATAGATGCAATGTTACTATTCATGTTGGACTAGGTACTGGATCAA